ATCAAAAGCCAATTGATTAATATGATTCATATGCTCTTGAAATAGTTCTGGCATAAGTTCTTGACATTTTTCTGTCATAGTATAAGTTATGTCTTCAGTAATAGGATCTATTCCATATATTTCTATTAGGCCATGCTCAAGTAACATGTCCATAAAAAAGTCTGCTTCTTCTTTGCTAAACTCTTCCATTATATTAACCTATATGTTTCTAGATAGTCTTTAATATCAGGAGTAATTTCTGGCTTTATCTTTTTACCCTCTGGTTCATGCCTATCAGCCTTAGTAGTTTTCCAAGTATGAATTTCTATTTCCTGTACCTTTTCTCTTCTTGTGTTAGCGATAGCATTGTATACTGAACCACACATAGCATCAGCCAAATCTTTAGACTTCTTTCTAGGATGATCTACTCTATTACCAACAATTCTTAACTCTAAAAGTTCATCTTTTAATATGTCAATGTGTGGTGCTATAAGTCTTTCTTCATATACTAACATAGCAAGATCTTCGTAATGTTTTTTAGCAACAGACAATGTTTCAGTTCTTATTCCTACCTGCTTTAATTCTTGTTGAATATCAAACGATTGCCATCTATCAAAAGAAACTAAACCAAGGTTAAATCCTAACCTTCTTAAATTAATAATCCAATTCTTAACTTCACTTAAATCTACAGGACCTTCACGATGTGGTTCCCACCATACTATAGCATCTACTACTACAAGGGGAACAACTTGTTCGTAATCATTAAATGATTTAACGCTTACCCACTTATCTACGTGAGCAATTGATACAGCACACTTGTCATGCTTTTGTGCTAAGTCAGCGTGAACATAGTAAACAGTATTAGGATCTGGAACAAAAGTCTCATCTATTCTTTTAGCAGAATCTATTGGGTTTCTTCTTGACAAACTTGATTCTATCTTATCTCTTGATTTAAAGAACGCATCTGATGAAACTGTAGCCATACAAGCAAAACGCATCAGTGCATCTTGTGGGTCATCAAAGAATGCTTTCTTAAAGTCTTCTATCTTTCTAGTTGGATTCATTTCCCACGTTGGCCTTCTTAATGCAAATATTCCTGGAAGTTTATAAGACTCAATATGATCTTCTTCCCACTCAATAGAAAACTTATTCTTAGGATCATCTTCTGGTAATTCTGGATTAACTACAAACTCATGATGTCTTGTTACTGTTTCTTTATCTGCTATAACTGCATCATATCTTTGAGAAATAAAATCACCTTTAAATCTTGGAAAAGAAAGAAGAATTACTTTACCAAAATCTGGAAAACGAGAATCTACAGAACCTCTAAATGCTTTATACATATTGTCAGCAGTCTTACCTTGCTCATTTCCACCAGAACCTTCCATAGCAAACGCTGAAATTTCATCAAGAACTGCAAGCATTAAGTTTAAACCTTCTGCTGATTCTCTTTCAGAATGTCCAGAGTAAACAGTAATTGCTTTATTAAATTCTATGTTATTTACTTTTGCTTCATACTTACCAGCAAACCAAGGAGAGTTTTCAATCTTAGACTTAAAGCCTTTAAAAAAAACGTTCTTTGCTTGTTCTGCGTTAACAGCAACGTTAATAAGATCTATTGCATCGTTCGATGGTTTCCCAAAATACCTCGATGGATCTTTGAGGCAAAGAAGTTTGTAGACAATATAAGCACAGCCAATGGTAGAAGTATGATCTTTACCACTACCTTTTCCACACATAAGAATAACTTCTTGTTTAGTGTATCTTTTATAATGACTTTCTCCTTCTTCTTTACCCAATAGTTTTACTAAATCTTCTTTTCTATATATCTGACTCATGCACTCAACAAGGGTATACTGATACTCAGACAGTTCTGGCATATTAAGATAGTCTTTACTTTTAACAAATGTTCTTACATCTACTGGCTTTTCTTCAAATTGATTTTCATCTAATGCTTCTAAAAAATCACTCAGGTCTAGAGTCAATTACAACTACCTCCGTTTGAATCTCAGACAACTTTTCCATAATCTCTTGTCTAATTTCTGGATGGTTAGAAGCAACTTCTTTTAAGATACCAATTAAAACTCCTTGTTTTCTTTCCATTTCAATAATCTGTTCTGCTATTTCTTTATTATCTAACAACCCTGCTTTTTGTAGCATCTCAAGTCTTTTACTTTCAATATCTGCAATAAGTTTAATAGCCTGAGTCTTAGCACCAAGATTTGCATTCTGATCTGCAACATCAATTACTTCATAAGATTTTTTAATTAAAGATGAGAAGTGCTGATCTGCTCCAGCAAGTGCTTCCTTAGCACGAGCATGGATAGCCTGATTGTTGGCTGCCATGGCTCTCCAATCGTTAAGCAACGACATAACCTTTGGTCTAGGTATATCTAACTGCTTTGATATCTGAGAGGCGTCTAAGCCCTTTAAATACTCTGTGGCAACACTATTGACTAGGTCAAGGTGTTTAACTAAATCATTCTCGCTCATCTAATGTCCTCAATAATACAAGGTAGCCAATAAGATCTAAAATAGTATCTTCAGATGCATACTCTTTACCTTTATGTATTCTATTAAGTTTATCATCAATACGAATATAAATTTGTTCTTTTGGGGTAGATTTACTGAATATGTTAATAGGATGACTATATGAACTACCATATGAGTTATTCTTTTTAATAAGTAGTTCTGCTATATCTAGACATTCATCTAATATCTTTCTACCCGCTGGTGCTTGGGTTGAGATATCACGAATAAATTTCATTTTATCTTCAAGTTCTTTTTCAAAGTTTGGAATCTTATACTCTGCCATTTTTACCTCTTTGACTTTTTGATTTTGAACTTGGCCAGGTATACATAGATAGTTTCGAGGCTAACTCCGCATTCTTTAGCAACTTCCATAGGAGTTTTCTTATCAACATTAATCCTTTTCTTTAGCCATACTTCATTTGTGTATAGTTTCATTTTATCACTACCCCTGCTTCTTGTCAATATTATGAGGTTCATCCACTAGCCTATTCCAGTTTTTAAATGAATACCAACCTATTGCAACTGCATCTGCTACATCGTCATCGTCTAGGTCTAAACCAAATTCAATATTAACTATTCTTATAGTTCTTTGTTTTCTTTTTTCTCTTTCCTTTTGCTTATACCAAGAAAATGAATGGCCAGGATCTGCTAGTTTTATTTCTTCTTTCTCTTGCTTTGTAAGTTTTTTATTACCAATCCAGTTTTGCCAAGCAACTGGAGAACAAGATACTACAGTTCTATTTCCAGCAACCTGAGACGATCCTATAATAGCCCCTTGAACTATAGCCAAGTTAATAGCAGTTTTTTGTGAATTGGTATATATTGCAGATTCAATAACTACAGCATCTATATTAAAGTCTTTAAGAAATGGAATTAATTTTTTACAAGCATCCCCTGCTCTTTCATATACATGCTTGCCATAAAAATTAATCTTTCCAAATTTCTTTAGTTCTCCTTCAACATATACTGAAAATGCCATAGAGTTAGTTGAAGCATCTATAGCCAGAATACTTTTAGGATGTCCTATATATAATAATTTATTTTTCTTCATAATCAAAATAATCCTTTAGGTCTTTAATAAACTTATCTACTTTTTTCTGATTAACAAGACATGCGTTGCAAAAGCCAGCATCGTTGTAAACACTTATCAAAGTATCACAGCCTCCAGCACATCTTCTTTCCTTACCAACTCTTGATTTGAATTTAGAAATTTGATATCTTTCAACAATTTTTTTCTTTGTTGATTCGGCACGACATTTTGGTGAACAGTAAATTTGATTCTTGCTAACTGTTTTAAATTCATCATCACACCATTGACATACCTTATTGCTCAATTTCTTTTCTTCTCTCAATTTTTATGACACCCTCTTCTCTTGAGTTACATACTTTTTCAAGTGGGCAAGACATACAAACTTTAGATCCAACACGATATGCTCTTTCTGGAAGTTGTTTATCCTGAAAGGCTTTATAAGTTTTTTGCATCCAATCAAAAAGATAGTCAATAAACTCTACATGCTTTTCATTTGCTACAACAGGAATAACACATATCTCATGAGTATTCTTTGATTCGTAAACAATAGCACCTACCTTTTGTTTTAAAATCTTCATATAAATTAAAAGTTGTTCTATATGATAAGAACTTGCATGACCATTATTTTTATGATATTGAAATGCTTCATCTTTGGTTGTCTTAATTTCAAGAAGAACTAGTTGATCATCTAGGCTAACCATAGCATCTGCATACCCAAAGATTGGAGGATCGCTGTTAACTATCTGCTTCTCACTCCATTCAAGAATACCTTGTGCTTCTAAAGCCTTTTGTATTCTTTCATGACCACTTGTTCCAGCGTTCATATTGGCATAGTTAATGCCTGTATTCTTTTCTTCCCATTCATTACCTTCAAATGCTAAGTACCAATATCTTGCACAATGTCCTTGTCCAAAAACTATTGTAGATGGGCTAAAGGTTTTCTTTTGTGTAAAACCAGATCTTGTATTTACTTTGAACTGACCTTGCTCAATATGGTCTGCAATTTTGGATAAATCTATTTGACTTTCTTTTTTCTTAACAATTTTGCTTACTAGTGACTTAGCCATTAGAATGTCCTAACATTGTATTTAAGGGCATCGACTAGTTTGTCGACTGCTTCTCTCATTGCATAGTACATATTCTTTTTTGCTCTATCATCTTTCTTTACGTGTGAATACCAAGCAGCCAGCATAGCAAACTTAGCAGCATAAGCCTGTAGTTGTGTAATCAATAAGGTAGCCTTTGCTGGAGGTAAGTCAGGATTAGATATTAATTTTGCAACAATAACTAAAGCCTTTGTTAACTCTTCATCGTGCATATACTCTGATATTTCATTAAACTCTGTTACCTTATTTAATAACTCTACTGTAGTTTCCATTACTTCTTCTCTCTTAGTTGTTCAAATACTTCCCATTCAATTATAGCAAGTCTTACTTTCTTACTACCCTCGCCAAGTACGATCATCAATGCTGGATCCTTTGATCTATCCACCTTCATAGTGTCAGACACAATCTTAGCCCAAGAATCTTGACTAACAGAATATGACTTAGAATACTCTTTAACATCTATAACAAAGTCTTCATTGCTGCCATCAGCCTTTACCATTCCTCTACCAGAATTTTTATGTTGCTTAGCACCAATTCTTTTTAATTCTCCACGTTCAGACATCAATATCCTTTCGAAGGAAATACGATTTTTGATAAATGCTTTTCTAAACACATCCAAGTCAACTCCCTTTTCTCTTGATATAACCTTGCTGTTCCAACTATGGCTTTACATTCATGGCAAACAAACTTACCATTGTAAACAGAGTAATTATTGCTCAAGTAGTGCTTCCAATTCTTTAGCCTTGTTTGGGTTTTCTTTTAAGTATTCAACTACCTTTGCTCTACCCTGAAATCTTTCACCAAGAACTGTATACCATGCTCCACCTTTTTCAATAACTCCACAATACTCTGCAGTATCTACAAGGTCTGCTACTTTATCTACACCAACAACATCTGCATCAAAATAAAAGTCGTATGATCCACCAATAAATGCTGGACCTGTTTTATTGAAATCAATATTCCAATTTACAGTACGACCAATCTTTGATTCAATAAACTTATCTCCTACTGCTATCTTACCTTTGATTGCTTGATTCTCTGATTCACTAGACCACAGTTTAACAATGGTACTTGAAAAGAATTTAACAGCATGTCCACCTGTTGGTTGATGACTAGCGTACATAGCACCAATATTATTTCTTTGTTGAGAAATTAAAATAAGAAGAGTTTGGTTATCTTGATTGTTAGCATAGTTTAACATTTTGACAGCATTAGTCATATCTCTTGCTTCTGCACCAATTTGTTTAGTATTCTCTAATTGTTTTAGTTCTGTAGAATCTTTTTCAAAGTAAATGGCAGGAAGTAATGCAGATATAGAATCTACAATCAAAACATCTACTTTTGCTTTCATTAGTTGAGTAGCAACATCAACCATATCATTAACAGTTCTTGCTTCTGAGTAAATTAATTTATCTGTATCTACCCCAAGTCTTCTAGCCCACTCAGGATCAAAAGATTGTTCTGCGTCAATCCAAGCACACATCTTGCCATCCTTTTGTGCTTCTGCAATCATTTGTAAACAAAAAGATGATTTACCAGCAGATTTATTTCCCCAAATTAAAACTTGTCTTCCATAAGCAAAGCCACCTTTTAAGGCTTTAGTTAATCCAATACTTGGAGTCTTTTGTTTTTTTACTTCAACATCTGTTCCTATGCTTAACTTCTTTCTTAAACTAGGATCTAATTGTGATAACAGTTCTTCTATTACTATCATTGACCTACCTCTTTCAGTGTTTTTGTTCCATCTTTTGTTAGATCGAAAATCATTTTATTAGCCTTACCTGGTTCACATTTCATATATGCTTGAGAGAACATTGTTGGGAATACAACGATTGATTCCATATCTCTTGACGTGTCGGCTATGATCATGTTTGCCATTTTCTTTCCTGTTTTTGTTACTCTAGGCTTAAAGGATAGCACATATTTCTCATCATTGCTATATGGTAAAGACTTATAATTTAAA